CAATCAAGCGAGATCACGTCGGACTTGAGGTTGCGGTCGTAGTCGTACACGACCCGCATGGAGATGCCGTTCCAGCTCACGGTCTCGACGCGGGCGGCGCCCATCGGAGGAGCGAGCGGGCGGGTCACAAGGCCGAACGCGTTCCGGTGGAACATGAGGTTCTCTTCGGTCGCCGTGTCCGGGTTCTTGATGGTACAGACATCGTCGTTGGCGAGCGCGGTCTTGAGCGCCGGGTAGACGGTCACATCCTGGTCGGCGGTGGCGAGATCGCCAGCGACGGTCACGACATGGGAGTTGCCGTCCGGCATCACGAGCACGTCGCCGACCGTGAGGGCCGAAGCGAGCCCATCGAAGTGGATCTCGGTGTCGCCAACCTCGTAGCCTGCAACGAGGTCGACCACGGCGTTCGCCGCTGTCGTGCCCTTGCCGGCGGTATGGGTGTTTACGTTCTGATCGGTGTAGTTCTCGAAGCCGAGGAGCTTGCCGATGCTCGCGTTGCGCAGGGCATCGGTCGATCCGCTCTTGTCGGCGTTGACGACCGCGTCGAGCCCGAGCAGCGCTGCATCGGCCGTGGTGCCGATGAGGCCCTGACGGTCGTCGAACGGCACCTTGTTGTCGTTGAGCGTCTTGCGGGCGGCGGTGAGCGCCTTCAGGGACGACCACGCGGTGGAATCGCCGGAACGGCTCCAGTACGGGACATCCGCGTACAGCGCGCAAAGCGCGTTATCGATCGCCTGGGCGTGAGCGCGCATCGCGGGCTCGATGAACTGCTTGCGGAAGTCCTGGATGGACAGCGTGAGGTCCTTCGACGTGACCGCGAAAGTCACGTCCATGAGCTTGTCGAGCTTGACCGCCACGCCGGTCTCGTCCGCGTCCTGGGCGCTGACGGTCGACCCGTTGTACTCGGAGGCGGTGAACGTCGCGGGCTTGCGCACCGTGACGGTGTCACCGTTCTTGGCGAAGTCCTCCGAGTGGTCCCGGTGGACGAGGCCTGCGGCGACGAGGTTGTTCTCCAGCGCGATGATCGCTTCCTTCGCGATCATGCTGTGAGTGAGAAGCGTGTTGCCCATCGTCTACATCCTTTCGATCAGGTGATCTTGCCGGACTTGCGCGCCTCGGCGTACTCGTCGACCGACATCTTGTCGATCTCCTCTTGCGTCAGCGCTCCACCAGCCCCGCGGGGCGGGAGCCCGGCGGAGCCTTCTTTCGGCACATCGAACAGGTACTCGTTGGCGCCCTTGAACGCCTCGAGGTCGAGGCCTTCGAGCTTGCCGTCGCGGATCTCGACGCCCTCGATGAGCGCCTTGGCCGCCTTGAGCCGTTCCGGCTTCAGGCCGGCACCGAGGAGCGCGGTGTCGAGCGCGTACTCGCGCTCGCGCTCAGCCATGCGCTGCTCGTACTCGGATGCGGTCTTCTCCTGGGCGGCAGTGAGCTCGTCGACCTTGGCCTTGAGCTCTTCTGCGGTGCCGGACGCCTCGGAAAGCTCCTTGATCCGCCCGTCGAGATCATCGACGCGGGTCTTGAGCTCGTCACGCTCGGCTGCGATGCGCTCGTGCTTCTCGGCGAGCACGACCCGGTCGAGCAGCACCGGATCGCCGTTATCGTCGAGCACGAGCTTGCCTTCAGCGTCCTTCTTGTACGTGAGCGCCATGGTCCCCTGTCCTTTCTCGATCCTCACCCGCGCGGTCTTGCGCTGGCGTCACCGGCGGTGTTTGGACTCGCGGTTCACTCCGCTTCGCCTGGCATGTCCGATGATGCTTTCCGTGTCACTCAGCGCCCCAGGGCGCGCGGCTGGTACGGGACACCGAACGCCCGCTCCAGGTCGTAGCGGCGCTCCAGGCCCGTCTCGGCCAGCAGATCGCGCACGGCGCGCTGGTAGCGGCCGAGCTTGAGCCTGGCGGAGACCACCTCGTCGCTCGTGCTGTCCAGGCCTGCCGTCTGGAACGCCGCGATCTCGGCTTTCGAGTTCCGGATCGCGCGCTCGTACCGGCGCTGCTTCTGTGTGGCCTCGTAGTACTCGGCGCCGGTCATGCCGTTGACGCGCTCCGGCAGGTCCGGTGTCTCGGGGTCGTCCGGGAAGGCCGGGCCGAACGTGTGGCGGCAGTTCCAGCCCTGGAGACCGGCACCGGTCCCGTAGCCTGTCACGGCGTAGAAATCCGGGTAACCGCCGCTCCCGGTGCGGGAGAAGATTCGACCCTGCCACGGTGCGTGCGACGGACGTGCGCCGAAGTGCGCGGATGTCCTTACGAGATCGTGGCCGAACTCGTCGAGACGCCTCATGGTCATCCGTCCGGAGGCCTGGCCGATCTGCGAGACGATGTGACGCCTCACCGCTACATCCAGGCGGCTCTTGACGCCGCTCGCGTAGTCGATCGTCACGAGGCCCTCACGCGCCAGACGGCGCACGGCCCGCGCGATGACACGGTCACGAGCCATGGATCCGTGGTTCCACTCCGTGATGGCCTGGGCCGTCACGTCGTACCACAGCGCGGTGAAGTGCTCGGCCATACGGATGTTGTCGCGAGCGATGACGAGGGCGAGGCCTTCGGCGGTCTCACGCGCCATGCGCTCTGCCACGGCGTTCATCCCGGCGGTCGGAGCGCCGCCGTAGAGCCTGGAGAGCGCTGTCAGGTCCCGCACATCGGCCTCGGCCAACACCTCGGTCACGAGCTCGCGGACCTCGGCTGAGATGCGCGGCGCGTAGCGCACGAGTGCACGCTGCACCCGCTCCGCGTTGATGGCTGCCGCCTGCTCCAAGACGCGCATGTCACGCGAGGTGAGCATCCCGCCGGTGGCCAGCGCGCGCGTCAGGTCGGTGAAGATGCGCTCGGCCATGGCGCGCTCATGCCCGTTGACGATCCGCCCCGCGATGCGGTCGATGTCATCCGGGTCGATCACGGGCTACAGCTCCGGGGCGAGCAGGCCCTGCGCTTCTGCGACCATCCTCTTCGCCGCGGCCTCTTCCTCGCCGTACCACTTGGCCCGGTACTCCCACGGCGGCATGATGCCGGAGGCCACGTCGGCCAGGTCGGCCTTCTTCTTCGCGGCACGGTCCTCGATCACGCTGTCATCGAGCGTCACGGTGATGGCGCCCGGGTCGTCCGGCACGTCCGCGCCCTGGATCGTGCGGGCCAGCGCAAGCGCACCAGCGGCGATACGCTGGACGGCCGGCACGATGGCGTTGGAGTGCTTGCGTACGTTGCGGAACAAGTCGCTGTCCTCGCTGATGACCTCGGTCGCAGTCTTGGCGGCCGCCACGCCCGACGCGCCCTCGAGCGAGAAGTAGTCGTTGCCCAGGCCGCAGCGGCTGCCTAGGAGCGCGAGGCCGGTGCCCACGACGAGCTTGTTGTCGCTCGCTCGCAGGTCGGGATTGTACTCCTCGACCATCTTCTCACCCGTGTCGGTCTCAGCGAGCCGGAAGAGCTGCTGGTCCTGGGCGCGAGGGACGGTTACGTTGCCATACTCGTCATGGTCGAGCATCCGCTCGGAGAGGAAGACCATCTTCTGGCCGAGCCACACGTCGCGCCACATGTTGTCGATGGCGGTGTCGGTGAGCTTCACCGCGCCGATCGCGTCGTCGAAGATCGACACGCCCACAGGCGCATAGTCGAGGTACTGGTTCTCGATGCCGGGGCGGACGAGAGCGAAGGTCGGCACGTCGGTCTCGGTGTCGATGTCCTCCAGCACGCCGGGGAGCACGACCATCCTGCCTTTCTCGTCGAAGCACCGTGTGCGGATGTGGTACGTCCCGCCGTCGAGCTCGTGGATCTGGATCTGTCCGTACCGTTTGCCGCTCACCACGACCTCGCTCACGAACGCACAGTCCGCGCACTCGTCGTCGTCGTAAGACAGCGGGACGATCTGACGCGCGTCGAACCGCTTGACCGCGATATCGGCCGCAGCATCGGCGACCGTCCGCCCGGTGCGTGACTGCTTCACCCGGCGAGGGGAGAGCACCCACGCGCCGGTGCCGAGTGCGAATGCCCGCTCGACGAGCCGCTGACCGGTAGCGGTGAACCGCGAGGCGAGCGCCCACGCTTTGAGCCACTCGGAAGCTGCGTCGTCTTCGGCTGACACCTCGACGCGCTCGTTCATGATCAGGCTCGCCCACTCCTGGCACACGAGCTTCGCCGGGCGGATCGTGAGCCTGTCGACCTTGTATGTCGTCCGGCCGTCGGATGAGCGTTCGACCGAAGAGTACCAATCGTTAGACGCCGTGTACCAAGACCACCAGCGCTCCACGTGCCCGCTCATGAGGTGCTCGGCCTCCGTGTAGCCCATCGCCCTCAGGTGCTTGATGTGGTCCACGTGGCGTCTCCTGTCCTAGACGTTCGTACGGTGCCCGATGACGGCCTCGAGCGCATAGCGCACGGCGTCCAGCGTGTGGTTGTCCCTGTCCGGGTAGCCGGTCACGTACTCTCCTTCGCGGTTGCGCTCGTACTCATAGCTCATGAACTCCTTGGCCGCGAGAGGACATCTCGCCGGGTCGATGACGATCTCGGCACGCGAGGCGAGCCACTTCATGCCGTGGTCGACACTGCCCGGCCCCTTCGCGGCCGCCCTCGCGTCGATGCCGAGCGACCGGTAGTTCGCGATCGACTTCGGCTCTGCGCTGTCACAAGTGACTGTCTCGCGTATCACCTTGCCGCTCGCGTCACTCAAGGCGGCCTTCACCAGCGCCGCGGACTCCTCGTTGCCGAGCCGGACGCCGGAGCGCTCGCCGAAGACGTACAGGCGCCGCTGAGCGGCCTGGTAGCAGCAGCGGACGAGCACCCACGGGTCGGGGAAGTAGCCCCAGTCCACGCCGTTGTAGACGCGGTCAAACCCAGCGATCTCGTCTGCTGCGATCTCACGCAGCGTCAGGTTGTCGAAGACGTTGCCGCCGGATCCCACGACCTCGCCGAGGTATTCGTGCCGGTACGCCTGCTCGTTGACCTCGGCGAGGATCTCGGCCTCGGCGATGAACCGCTCACCAAGCCACTCGGCCGGCACGTCGAGGTACGTCGTCCTGTAGACGCGGTTGCCCTCAGGAGGCTCGATCAGGTGCCGGTTCACCCAGTTGTCGCGGCTCCTCGGCGGGTTGAACGAGTAGATGCACCAGAATCGGTCGCCGCCCCGCATGAGCGACTGCAAGACGTTGCGGACCTCCTCCATGCCCGAGAACTGGTCGATCTCCTCGAACCAGACCACGCCGCAGTAGCCGTGCTCGAACTTGAGCGACTTGATCTTCTCCGGCTCGTCGAGGCCCTCGAACACGATCTTCTGACCGGTCGGCCGGTACGTGATCTCCATCGGCGAGACGGTCGTCTTGAACTTGGCGTCCAGCCCCAGGGATGCGATCGCCCACTTGGTCTGGGCGTAGACGGACTTGCGGAGCGTCTTGCCCACCTTGCGGAGCGCCACGACGTTCACTCCGGGATTGCGGATGAGCAGCAGCAGCACCTCGATCGAGGCGGCCGAGCTCTTCGTCGAGCCGCGGCCCCCGGCAAGCCAGTAGTGCGTCACGGCGTGGTCGGTCACATCCCGGTGGAAGTCCCACTGGTTCGGAGCGAGCACCTCGTCGAGCAGGACCTCAGCCATCGGAGGGCCTCGGGATGTTGTCCACGATCGTGACGCCGCTGCCGCCATCGCCGGCCGCGCCGTCGTAGAGGTTGCAGAGCTTGTTGAGCTCGGCGGTCGAGCTCACGACGAGCTTGACCGCGTTCGGCGGCAGGTCCGCCAGGTCTCGCTTGGAGTGTTCGTCGAAGTGGGCCTTGAGATCGCGGGTCTGACGGATGTGCCCGAGCGCGATCTCACGGACTTCGAGCATGTCACGGATGGCTCGCTCGCGTGTCCAGCAGGCCGCTCTCGCCGCTTCGGCCGTCAGAGCATCGTACCTAGCCGCAATCTTCCCGCTCTTGAGCAGCTCGCAGGCTCGTTTGTCGATCGTCTCGGGCTTCATCCGCTGCACGTTGTACGCAGACAGGTACGCCTCGCGTTGGCTCATGCCGCTCACGAGCGCGTTGACGAACTTCTCCTGCTTGGGCGTCAGTCGGTCTCTCATGCCCCGATGATGCCGGGCTTGTCACCACCAGGAGCCCCGGCCGTGGTGACCGAGGCTCCTGGTGGGCGGTTACGCTGCTGATCCGCTAGGAGCTTGCGGCTCGCAGCACCCTCTCGGCGTTGCCTCAGGCTATCCTCGCGTAGCTCCTGATACGTCATGACTGCCTCCTCAAGCCCGACATGGAGG